CGAAAGTCTTCTTGGCCAGAGACCTTATGAAAAGTTTTTAACAGAAAAACAAACTCCGTTCTGGCAGAAGCTTGCTGAAGGAACACTAGGCGGTTTAGCTGGCGGTTTTGGGACTGGCTTTGGTGGAAACACATTTAATAAATTCTTTGGGTAAAATTTATGGTAACGATACTTCCAAAAGTTCCAGGATTCGGCGAAAGATTAGGTGCAGCGATTGGTGGTGGTTTAGGAGGTGGTTTTCAAGAAGGGATGTCTAGATCTCAGGAATTTGCTGAGAAAATGAAATTGCAGCAAGCTAAACAAAAAGAAGATAAAAATATAGAGAAGACGCAAACCTTACAGTCAATGAAGGGAACTATAGATGAATTAAAAGCGATGGCCGAGGGCGATGTCCCTGGTATAGGTCGATTGGGACAGTGGGCTCAATCTTCTGAAGCTCTTTATAACAGAGGGAGATTACAAACATTAGGCTCTGATCTCCTTTCTTTTTATAAGACTTTATTCCCAAGGGGAATCACTCAACAAGAGTTTATAAGATTAGAAAAAGATTATATCCCTAAACCAGGCGATGCTACTAGCAAAATGTTAGGAAAATTAGATGGATTTCAGAATTTAATTGAAAGAAAGCTTAAAGATTTGGGTTCTGAAGAAGTAGAAGAAAATAAAGGTAAGGCAAGATTTGATTCATCCAATCCTGAACATAAAGCTAAAGCTACACAACTGCACAAAACCTATAAGAATAAAGAAAAAGTTAGAGAAATATTGAAACGAGAATTTGAAGGTCTGTAATGGAAACCGATCCTCTAGATTTTCTTGATTCCACTGAATCATCTGACGCTTTAGATTTTTTAGGCAAGGATATTTCTAAAGGAAGGTCTTTAGCTTCTGCTCCAGCAAAAGGATTAATTAAAGGAGCTTCTAAATTTAGTCTTTTCCCATCTTTTGGTCCTGTATCTCAACAATTGGGAGAACGAATGACGGAGAAGTTCCTTCCTACCCGTGAAGGAGGATTAGAGGATATATTGGAATTTGGAAGCGAGAATATTCCTTTAGCTGCTTTAGGAGAGGGCGGTTTGGTAAAAAAAGGCCTACAGGCTCTAACTGGAGCCTTATCAAAAAAGACAGCTAAAGAATTAGATCTTCCTGAATGGGCACAAGATATCGTGGGCGGTTTCGGAATGGCAGTTCCAGCAATGGCTGAAGGCGTTCTCTCTAAAACATTACACCCCTCCAAGGCTCAAAAATCTATAGTTGATTTTTTAAAAAACAAAGGATTTACCGATAAAGAAGTCACTCCAATCATCCAAGATAAAAAAAAGCTTTCATGGCTATCAAAAGGAGCTATGAAATATGAAGAAAAGGCTCCATGGTTGAAAGGTATTCAAGACAAATTAGGGGGCCTATATAGCGATATTAGAACAAAAGGCCAAACAGGAAATTATTTACAAGGTCAGCCTCTTAGAGATTTTGAAAGAAAATTTCATAATATCGCCAATAATCTGCCAAAAAGACATCGAAGATTAATAGAAAAAGAAATAGACGAATTATTTAACAATCCAATAGATTTTACTTCATTACATGATTTCAATATCGCTACCAATGATATAATAAAAGCCGCCACTGGAGGAAAAGCTTCTATAGGCAAGTTAAAAGAAGCAACTCATGAAGCTCAAAAGGCTATTGATCCCTCACTTTTCAAAGAACTTAGAACTACAGATGAAGCTTATTCTAAGTTAATGAAATTCACTGACAAGATGACAACAAAAAACTGGCAAAACTTAGTGAATTTGGGACAAGCTGGACATGCTCTATATGGGCTTTTGACATTAAATCCTGCTGTGATGAAGGCTGCTGGAATAGCAGCAATAGGCAGATTTGGCTTAAGGCAAGTTCTTTCTAATCCAAGATTCCAAAATATTCATTCTAAGATGTGGGATGCCTTTCTGAAAAACAAGATTCCACAAGCTCTTAAATTGGCTGAAATATTAGAGAATGAAATTCAGAAAGATCAATCTACTGAATCGTTGCAAGAATAATATATCCACATAAAACAATTAAAAAAACTTCCATTATTTTTCTCCATCTTTCATTGCTAATTCTTTTGGCATTATTCCTTTAAGAATTAAAACTGTTTTTATTGTATTTAATTCAGTCTTTAAACTAACGTAGCATCCAACTATAACACTGGTTAATATTAAAATAACGCTTGCCGCTGTCCAGAATAAATGCCAATCTAATTTTTTTTCGTTCATTATTTCTTTCATTTTTCCTCCAATTTTTCCACCTTAACTTCTAGCTTTGCTGATCTTTCTCTTATATCAGAAATTTCATCCTTTATCTGAAATAGATAAATTATGACAGTTAACAAAGACACAGTAATTGCTAAATAAACGCTTATTTTTTCCCAATTAATATCTTTATTTTCCATGTGGAAAACTCCAATATACTCCCATTCCTAAAATCATTGCACAAAGAACGAATGGCCAGATCATAATTTTTCCTCTCTCTCAGCTTTCAATATAGAAGGCAGATCCTTCCCTAGGCACAAAAGAAAAAGTCTTTGATCAATCTTCTCAAATCTTTTTTCATGCTTTTCAAAATTTTTATTAACATCTTCTTTGAAGTTTCTCATGATTTGATAAACTAAAGTAACCGTAGCAGCAGCCGCTCCTACTATTGTAAAAAAAATTGCCCAATCCATTAAGGTCTCCTCGTCTCTTTTAGTAAATCATAAAACTCTTTATGCAACTCGTCGCACCTTCTGTTTATTGCCTCCATATGATCGTCAAGCCTATTATTAGTATGCTGACTTTGATGGAAAACAAAAACAAAACAAAATGAATCTTGCAACTAAATATTTAAAAGAATTTAGAGATGAAATCTCAGAAAATGATCCCGATGTTGCTAATCAAATTGATGAATTATTCCCCAAATAATAATGGCTAAAGGAAAACATAAAAGAGCTAACATTATTTCTTTCCCCTCTCTTCAATAGCACAAAGCCTGCCGTGAAAATCCTTCATCTCTTCAAAGACGCTTTTTTGAAGAGAGTCAATTTTATTAGCTAAATAAGCAAAAAGACAAACAATTACAGCTAAAATCGTGAATAAACATGCTATTACAGTAATTAAAGTTGTCCAATCCATTAAGGACTCCTCGTTTCTTGAATAATATTATACCACAACTTAGCAACCATAAACAGAACCAAAGGCAAAATACAGATTATCATTTCTCCCTAGACTCTATTTTTTTCTTTTCCCAATATTTTTTCATCCGCTCACTATGTGTATTTGCTGGCTCAGGAGCAACACCAGAAAAGAACATAATAGCCTCAATAAATATCAGCCTTTCTTTTATATCTGAAATATCCGACTTAATGTCCCTTACGTCCTTTCTAAAATCCTCAGAATTTTTATCCATGGTGTTTTTTATTTCCTTTAAGCTTTCTTTAGTTGCTGAAAAAAAAGACTCTGTTTTTTGAGTGAATCTTCCAACTAAAAAAATCAAATAAGCAACTCCGGCTAATCCGCTTGATCCAATGATCAGACTCAAATCCATAAACCTCTCCATTTTCCTCCTGAGAAAATATCATATCCCCTCTTAATTTTGTATCGTAAAAATAATTTGAACAAAGTAGCGCGCAAAAAACCTTATAAGTTAAATTTTAATTTAACAGATTAAGGAGATTTTTATGACATTCCAGCCTGGAGCAATGGTTTATACGCAATCCTTTGGAAGCCGTCCAGAAAACGTAGAAGTACCTCATATTGATGTGAGAGCGCCTACAACATCAGATATTCTCTATCCCGTTGGCAAGAAATGGGTAGACACAGTAGGCAACGCCACTTATGAACTCACTTCATTCTCATCTTCAGGAAACATCACTACAGCTAATTGGCAGAACTCTGCTGGGGCAGCTGGGCAGCTTTCAACCCTTACAGGCAGCACCGGAACAGCCACTCCTGCTGCTGGTAATATTCAAATTGCTGGCACAGCCAGTCAGATCACAACAGCGGCCGCAGGGTCTACAGTAACTTTAAGCCTTCCAGCTGCAATCGTGACCCCAGGTTCGTTAACTACAACGACTACTCTTACTGGTGGCACTGGGGTCACTGCGACAGCGGGAAATATATCTGCAACGGCTGGAGCCGTCAACGCCGGTACTACCATGACTGCTGGCACAGGTATTACAGCGACAACTGGAAATATAGTAGCTACAGCGGGTCAAGTCAATGCCGGCACCACAATGACAGCGGGTACTGGAATCACAGCCACTACCGGTAATATTGTGGCAACAGCTGGCGCCGTTAATGCTGGGACTAGCATGACGGCAGGGACAGCTATTACCGCAACCCTAGGCCATATTACAGCTACCAACGGCAATCTTGTATTAGGCACAGCTGGAAATAAAATAGTAAGTACAAGTGTTGGAACCACTACAGCCGCCGGCGCCAATTCATTTGGTACAGTGACGCTCACAGCAGGTTCGGCAACCGTATCTACAACATCCGTAACAGCTAGCTCCATCATCATGCTTACAAGGATGTCCCCAGGGGCCACAGGAGCAAATCCTCTAGGTATTTTGAGTGTAGGAACAATCACAGCAGCCACCTCATTTGTTATTAATGCATTGACTACCGCTGATTCTACTACTCCTGTAGCAACTGATGTGTCTGTAATTGGATGGATGATCATTAACTAAGGAATCTATGGCCTATACAAACCAGCTTCTTTATGAGCCTATTCGCAGTATAAACTCTACGACATTCACCGGAAGCTATCAAGCCCTAGGAATTCCATTATCCCATGCAGCTTCCATCATCAAATTAGTCAATAACAGTACAGTACTAGTCACTATATCCACTGACGGAATCAATGACATGGATATAGCGCCAGCATCCTCTTTCTTTCTATATGACATTACTGCAAATATCCCAAGTAATGGATGCAATGGTCTATTCATCCCAAAAGGAACTCAATATCTTGTCAAGGCTGCTGCGGGAACTGGATTAGTGTATCTTATTGTTCAGTATATAGTTCAGGTATAGAAAATGTCCCAAGCCGGCGCAAGTTCTTCAATTGTCCCAGTCCCAATTACAGTAGTAGAGACTTTAACCGGTAATAGCGGAGGAGCGGTTCCTCCAACTGGAAATAATATAAATAATTTAGGAACTGGGTCTATTGCTATCTCAGGAAACCCAGGGACAAGTACTCTGACTACAGGACTTACGGGTCTTACTAATCATAATGTATTAGTAGGAGCTGGAACGCCAACTATTACCAATGTAGCCCCTTCAGCCACAGCAGGCATTCCTTTAATCTCTAATGGAGTCGCCGCAGACCCATCCTTTGGTACAGCTACAGTTCCTGGCGGCGGCACAGGAGCCACCTCTTTTACAGCTTATTCTGTGATATGCGGAGGAACCACTTCTACTGGCGCTCTGCAAAATGTTTCAGGGGTTGGGACTTTGGGGCAAGTATTAACAAGCAATGGTGCTGGCGCCCTTCCCACCTTTCAGGCTTCTGGAGTCGCAGGTCCAGTGTCTTCCACAGATCGGGCTTTAGCCACATGGAATGGAACTGGTGGCAATGCTCTATTCAATAATTCTACTACAAGGATTGATTCTACTGGACGTTCTACAAATAGTGCGCAGCCAGCCTTCAGAGTATTTTTAAATGCCAATACAGCTGCAACACTAACAGGTGATGGAACAATAGTAACAGTGCCTTTTGACACTGTTGTTTTTGATCAAGGGTCAAATTTCAACACTGGCACAAGCACTTACACATTCCCAATAGCAGGAATTTATTTACTACAAACAACTGTATTCACATATAGATTGGCTGGAGTAAATACTGTTGAACTCATCTTTGCCACAGTTAATGGAGCGGGTGGTTTTAGACTATATGAAGTAAATTATGAAAATATGCAAGTATCTGGTGAGTTGGTCTTAACAAGCTCCATACTTTACCAAGCCGCAGCGGCAGACACTATGGTAATAAGGTGTGCTGTAGGAGGCGTCGCGGCAAATGTTGGATTTGGTGGAGGCTCTTCATTGAACTGCTTTAGCGGATTCTTGGTTTGCTAGTTCTCCGAGACTGTATTTTATAACCGCTATCTCTCCACATATATCTCTTAAAACCTCTTCATTCCCTTCACTTATAAATTCAAGAAGCTCCTCGATCCTATGAATAGAAGTAGAGATAAAAAGACTCCTGTAATAAATGAAATGCCTGCCCTCCTCCCAAAGAGGAGTTAATGGTTCTTCCGAATATAGTGGTAAAAAAGAAGAAAATGATACAAAGAGTAAAAGTAAATATTTCATATACATCCCTAAATTATGACCTTTAACAACACTACATTATCCAACGAGCTTTATCCCATATCCAATGGAACGACCTCTTCCAGCCCTTTTGTAGTGCAGTTCCAATCAAGAGATCCAACCACAAGCGATATTCAATATCCTATTCAAAAGCTGTGGTTAAACACAAGCACAGATCAATTCTGGTTCCTGAAAAATTTTATCTCAAACTCAGGAATCACCCTAGCCAACTGGATACCATTTTCAGGATTTGCAACGGTAGAGACGGTAACAGGCGACGATGGAGTCATCGTAAATCCTTTGGCAAATAACCTTAATTTTATCGGCAACGCTGTAACCAACGCAACCCACGCTAAGCCTATTTTCTTTAGATCTGGAGGCAGCCCTAATGAAGAATTAGATGTCCAGGTGTCAGCGGCTGCTGGGGCTTCCAATATCAACAATGCTGGTATATCAAGCTTTCTCAATACTCAATTCACCGTTGACGCCAATGGATTCACTTCTATAACAGGAGGTGCTTTACCAATCCAGAAAGTAAACATCGACGCTTCTTCTGCTCCTGGAACAGATCCTGTGCTTGCAGATGCTACAGGGACAATCACTGTTACGGGAGCACAGGTAGCAGCTGGAACTACCACTAGTGTCATTAGGACAGACTCTCTTGCCGCTAATACCTATGCTATAGAGATCCAAAGATCGCAAGCCGTCGCAACCTCAACAGTAGGGGTTAACGGTGTATCTCACTTTCATTCTACTCAGTTCCAAGTCGATGGGAATGCATTTGTTCAGTTTCCTTCAATAGGCTCATATTTGCCCACTATTTTTGGATCAACTTCAGCGGGAACGGCGACATATGAAATACAATCGGGAAGATACCAAATTTTAGGGAATTGGATAGCTGTAAATGTAAATCTAAAATGGACTGGTCACACAGGAACAGGGGATATGATGGTGGGGAACTTCCCTGTAATTTTTGCCGGCGCTCAATCTTTTTATCCTTCAGCGTGCATGTTGCAGGACATACCCTTCCCCGCATTGACCTCATGGGTAGCGGTGACTGGTATAAACGCCACCTTTACGGCGAATGTAACCGCTAGCATAACAAATGCGGCTTTGTCTAATGTGCAGATGAGCGCAAACGGAACATTGATGATTACTTTACTTTACCCTTATGTTTAAAACGGTATATATTATATTTCTATTTAGCTTAGTCTCTTGCGCTACAAAAGAAACAAATGCCCCTGAGGACATCATTGAAGGTGAGGTTAAAACAGCTGAATCCGTAATCAATGATTTGTCAGGATTATCTTACAGAGATTGAATGCTCCAATTGGAGATCTTCAAATTTTAATCACTCATCGGTCTCAGGAACATCTCCAGAATGCACCAGCACGGGCAGTTCATCAATAGGCATTCCATCATCACCTGAATCATCAATTGCATAAACACAGGGCATGACAAGTAGAGAAAAAATAACAGCTAAAATATACATATAAAATCTCCTTAACGTTACTTTTTCATTTATACCTTGTCAGATAAAAAATTGAAATAAGCATTATCACTCCAACGGCAAAAAATGCACTTTGACAGAGTATCCATTTCATAAATTCCTCTTATCCTTTAGGAGATCAATGAACATTTCATAAAGTCTGTCAGTGCGCGCTGCCTGAGCTTCAATCTTAGAATTTTGAATTTCAATCTTAGCGTCTGTTTTTGCCTCATAAAGCTTGATCTCGTTCTTAAGATCTCTGGTGAAATACCAAAATATTACACCAATGCTTAAGACGGTTGGCAGGTTGAATGTGCTCAAAATTTCAATGAACTTATCCATGATCTATTTCCTATAGGATTTTACAAGATAAAATAGCACCATTGCAGCCATAATCGCAATCGCAAACCACGGTCTATATTGTGTGTTTCCGTTAATGGCGTAAGGCATGTTCAAAAGAATTATCAATCGTTACCTGGCCCCCAGAAGCCTCTTGTGAAGACATCCCATATTTTTCCGGCAGCATCAGCAGCTTTTTCTCCAGCTTGATCAGTATTTCCAGCAGCCCCCCATCCCAATGCTTCTAAAAGATCAGCTCCTGCTTGTCCTAATTGGTCAAGATTATCAGCTGCTTTATCATGAGCTTTTTGCTCGGCCTCGGATCTATGATGTTTTGTGAATCTATCCTGGGCTACTTGAGAATGTCTTTCAAAATCTTGCAATCTATGAGAAACTTGAGTCGGTACTTGAAGAGATCTCTCAGCGATATGAGCAATTCTGTCTCCACCACCAAAAACATTATTTGAAGCATTGGACAAATGAGGCAATCTCTCAGCTGCTGCAACAAAATGCGGTGCACTTCTTGATAAATGAGATCCAATTCTTTCAGCCATGTAAACTCCTCGTTCAACAGCTTGCGGATTCTGTTGAAGTCTATCAGCAATTCTTTCAACTGCTCTAAATGCACCATCTACGCTCATTTTTCCTCCTAAATTTAAGATTCTGCAAGAATTTAGGCATTCCCCGAATTTCTGTCACTAAACCTTTAAATTTGAATCGATAAACTCAGGCTGATCAGGATCTTTCCCCTGATAATGTTCCGCTGACTTCATGTAAAAGTTAAAGACATTCTCCGCTGTCTTCTTAAAATCCTCGTTGTATTGATGAAGGAATATAGGAGTAGCGTAATTCCCCCTTTTTGCTGTCATCCCAGGACTCCATGAGATAATAAGCAATGCCTTTTGTATATGCTCCGAATCGCAGATCTTAACATCCATTCCCTTGAGAAGATGCTTTTTAGTCTTTGTTATGAAATTATTAGCTGCCTCAAGGTTCTTTTTATAGTCAGGATGCTCTCTAGCATCACTCTTCTGAACTTGATTCCACTTCACTTGTTGGGTGGCTTGATCTATTCGGGTCATATTTTCCTCCAAACATATTGCATAAAGCATTTCTGAAAGTTTCAACGGGCAGTGAAAAAGGCAGTTCCTTTCCAGAATCTAACTTCATGGCATATTTTGGACTTATTGTTAAATTTTTTAATCTATCTTGGTACTTTTTCTTTAAATTGATGGCAAAGCCCCTATTATCCTCTACAGTGCTCTGTTCCCCTTGAGCCTGTCTTTGCATCCACATCTTGTCGTAATGCTTTCTAAGGGCCTCTGGAGACAGGCAATTGGCCTTCCAGAACGAATTGACGTGCACCCATTCAATAAGTTCCTTTGTCTCTTGAAGATCTCTTTTGTCTATCTCTAAGAGCTTCTGGAACTCTTTTTCCCATTCCCTAAGCCTTGGATCTTTGAACTTGGGATTTCTTTCTTTAATTTTTTCAATAAAAAATTTACATAATTCCGAAGCGTCAGCTGAGGGGGGAGGCGGAGCCTCCTTTTCTTTTTTGGTTTTTATGTATAGGTTCTTATTAGGATCCATTGTTGGCTTTGAGGAGTGACTAGTTTGGACTTCAGGGAGCATCAAGTTTGGCCTGGGGGCCAAATTAGTAGAATTTATTTTACACTCAAAAAACTCAAATATTTTTAATGTGTTTATTTGAAAATATCTCTTTGCAGGCAATCCGGATAATGTTTTTTTTATAAATCCAAGATCTATTAATTTATCAATACATGTCCTTTGCTCCTTTTCAGTTAATGTTGTGCGATCTTCTAAAGAATCCGCAGTCAAATAAAACCACATACCATCATGATCCTTCAAGGAGATTAGGGAGTTGTTAGAATGAAAATATTGAAACTTGTCTATTAGCTCAGAAAGAACAATGGACGTATTTAATCCAATTTCCTTGGCAATTTTTCTGTTGAAAACACCATAATTATTTCCATTGAGAAGGTCTAAAAGATTCATGTAACTCCTTAAGATTTAGGAGCCCCAGACCCTCTAAGAATTAAAGTTTTCTTTTATCTTTGATTTATTTATATCTTAGACTAAGATCACTTCCGTTCCTTGTCAGAACGTTTCGTAATTCTTGCCTCAGGTCTTGTTAGGGTCTGGGGCTTTTTTATTTATACCAATATCCTATCCCAAAAAAATCATTTGAAGCAAATCAGAAAAATTTGTTAGGTTAGTTAACTTAATAAGTTTCGAGGTAAAAATGAGTTCAAAAATAGTTCAAATGGAAATGCCTTTTGATATTCCTAAAAAATCCGCAAAGACAAGAGAAGAGATCCTAGAGAGCCAAGTAAAGCTTCAGTTTCATGAAATAAAGATGTGCCAGGAAATATTATTGACTCATCACAGCGAGATAGACAGATTAAGCAAGATTGTCAATCATCTATGTAATGAAAAAACCCCTTAAGACAATCTTAAGGGGCCAAACACAAAAGGCACTATAACAAAAAAACGAATGAAGCTTACAATCTAACTTATAAACCTTGGCGTCCATTTTTCAAAAGACTTTTTTCTATAAGGTTCAAGATCAACGCCTTCCAACTCTGGAATCTTGGAATAATCTACAGCGCCATCGCATATTTGCTTCCTTAAAGCCAGTCCATTGCCCTTAGAGCTTCTCCCCTGGCAAAGAGATTTTAAAGCCTCCAGGCATACACCATCTCTTTCTTCGATGTCTTTTTTCTCTTCCCTGAGCTGTCTAAGCTCATCGCTCAACTTCTTCCACTTCTTATTGTTCTCCATGCACACCAAGTCATATTCTGTAAGCTCTGGGGGCGTTCCCTTTAGAACATGATCCCAGAACTTAGACTCTACCTCTAAAAGATTATCTATATAACTTTGATCCCTTGGCACTTCAACAACAATGCCCTCATCGCGATAGAAGCTAAAATAGTACATGCCATCCAGTCCAGTAGCCAAAAGCTGGTGTTGGCATTGGGGGTAATACTTTTCCGGAACCTTTTTACTGACGGCTGTAAAATGGTCTTTCATTCCAGGGCATTTAATCTCTACCATGATCTTAGAGTCCATATCCATCCCATCAAGGTTAGCGCGTATCCAGGGCGTATTAGGATGGATTACAGCCTTAGGCGCTACCATCACACCCATAAGCCTCTCAAACTCGGTTCTAGCCCTATCCTCGTTGTCCCTGCCATACTTCATGGCTGCGCTATCTTTTTCTAAAACCTTACCCAGATATTTCTCTTCCCATAACTCAAAAGGCGTCCCCCAATCTTTAGGGGCTACTCCCATTAGGATAGGGGCATCGCTGCCTCCTATTCCTTTACGCCTAAAATCATGCCACTCTTGAGGATGGTTGCTCATCTTTCACCTCTTTATTTTTATTTTTAGTTTCTATTTGTTTTTCTAAATACTTAATTGCATCTTCGTATTTGTATTTAGGGAATTTATCCAAGCTTTTAATATTAGCCTTATTACACATGAAACTTTCAGCATTGGGATTATCTAACTTTTTAATCAAATCCTTCATATTATGAAGCTCTTTCTCTCCGATGATCCCCGTCCCTTCTCTAAAAGACTTCTGAGCTGATTCTCCGTCATCATCATCTTGATACACCCCAACAATAGCTGCTAGAGCATACCGTCTGCAATAAGTGATACAAGAGCCTATCTCCTGCGGCCCAGGCTTCTGAATAGGCAATGCCATGACACTCTTAATCCATTGGCCGCTGGAATGCCCTAAAATAGTGACTAGTGCTTGTTTTTCATTCTCCTCACTTACTATCTGAGTAACCGCAAGGCCGTTATTAGACAAAGGCTCTCTACACGCATCCCAAACCTCTGAAAGATCAGCATATTTACTCTTGAAATATGGATTATCATTCGCCTTTATAGCTCCTGACATCTGCCCTTGCGCCTTTGCCAAAGCCATCATTAATTCGTTAATTTGTTCAGAGTGCATACTCATAATGTCCTTCCTCTATTTCTGCATGTTCTTGTTGTAATTCTCTTACCATCATCCATTCAAAGGCTTCATAGCTCATCGGGTAAATATCAGGGTCTAATTGCTCTAAGTAGAGGCAATAGTCCTCTTCAACTTGTTCAATCCAGGCATCACTTATTTTCATGACTTAGCTCCTTAAATTCTGAGAAATTGGCCAGGAGTCTTTCTAAATCACAGTGAATTTCTTTGAGGGAAAATTGAATGTTTCTTAGATGATAGGCCATCATTTCGACGGCGTATTCTCTATCGTGCAATTGATTAAAATCAGAAAGGCATGTACGATCTTTGACTGATAACATTTTGACCTAAGGTGTTATTGATTTTTTCCCCCTTTGAGCGGTAACTCCGAGGGGGATTTTTATTTCTTATCTTCCCAAATTCTCTGCATTACTTGAATGTATTTTTCTTCTAGCCTGCACAATCTGCCATGGAAGTCTTTCATTTCTTTTGTGTTTTCTCTATGCATTAACCAGCACGCTCCAATAGTAGATCCAGCGATTGTTAAAACTTGATACCAGTCCATATTTTCCTCATGTGTTTTAGTTTATATCTCAACTTTCCAGCTTTAGCAACAGTCCTCTAGGGTTTCTGCGTTAATCGCGGATTCATTGAGATAGCAATATCTTAACCAAGGAGGTTTATTTAAATCAATATAAATGAACTTTATTGATCAAAAATCTTTCTTAGCTTATCCTGTGTGAATAGATATAGGATTTTATGGATATTAAATCTTTCCTTAAAAAATACGACCTTAAAGGCAAAGATATGGCCTGCGCCTTGGAGATTACTCCACAATATCTTTCTAGGATCATAAAGAAAAAACAAAAGCCTGGACGCGATCTGATAGTCAAAATAATCGAATTGACAGAAGGCAAGGTAACATATAAAGATTTGGGGTTATGATGGATAACTTACTTGAATTTTTGAAGGGATTCAGCCTCCAGACTATAATAACAATCGTCGCTATCAATGGATATTTTTCTCATAAAACAGACCAGAAGATTGAGAAGTTGGAAATTGATATGAAGGAGCAGGGCGTCAGAATAGACCAGCAAGGCGCCCGCACAGATCATCTATACGAAATGTTCATTGATCTTCTAAAGAGTCAAAAATGACGAACAATCTAAAACAATTCAAAGAATGGGAATGTAATTGCAGGAGATGCCAGAAAATGTGCGACAGACCATGTTTTGGCACAGTCGAAGACATAAAAAAGCTCATTGAAGCTGGCCACTCAGATCGTTTATGTTTAGACTGGAATTCAGCGCCATCCGACGAAGAAGAAGATATTCCCTTTTTAACTCCTGCGCTTAAAGATCATGAAGGAAAGCTTTCTCCAGCATTCCCACAGTCTAAAAAAGGCTGTACATTTTATAAAGATGGGCTTTGCCATCTTCATTCTTTGAAATTAAAGCCTCTTCAAGGAAGAACAGCCATTCACGCTTTTAATGATGAAAAACTGAATAAATCTGTCGATAAGCAACACGATGAAGTTAAAGAATACATTATGCAAGACTGGAAGTCTAAGCAAGGGCAAGATCTTGTTGATAGTTGGTGTAAAGAGCACGGTATAGAAAGCAAAGAACGAGTCCTTGATCACCTAGAATTTATTGATCAATATGGGGCCTACTACGATAAATAGGAAAAAATCATGAAATCTAAACATATTCTTTCTTCTGACGAGAAGTTAAAGCAGTGGGGATATGGAGAATGGGTTGAAGAGCCTGATTTAATTGAATTTGAGCATCAGAATATAAAATGCAGAATAATTCGAGTCTCTGCTCATGAAATGAATGGATCCCTTTTTGGAGGTCATCTTTGTGGATATATTTGTATTCCTGAAGGCCATCCTTGGAAAGGCTTGGGTGAGAATGCGCTGTATGATAACATAGACGTTCATGGGGGCATTACTTACAATAAAGAAGAAGAAGACGGTTATTGGATAGGATTCGATTGTGCGCACAGTTCAGATATAGTGCCTTCACTTGAAGTTTTTAGAAATAAATATAGAAATTCAGTATGGGAAAAATATATAAAAGATCTTAAAAGGAGATATCCAAGCTCCACACGATTTAATCCAACATATAAGAATATTAACTTTGTCATCGAACAATGCGAATCTCTAGCAGAGCAAGCTCATAGATTGATCAAAAATAATTCTTAACAAAAAATCCCGTTAATCCTATGAAAGGTTTAGCGGGGTTTTATGATCGAAATACACATTCCATTGCCTCCCGTCTCATGGAAGGCTCCTCTCAAAGGCAAATACGGCTTTTACGATCCTTGCGAGAAAGAAAAGCGCTGTGCACGCTTCTATATCAGAGAGCAATATGAAGGGGATTTAATTACAGGCTACGTAATTATAAAAATCTGCTTTTTTTTCAGCGTTCCAAAATCCTTTTCAAAAAAGAAAAGAGAATTAGCTCTAAGTAATAAAATATTTCCTACTAAAAAAGACTGCACCAACATGCAAAAGCTTTATGAGGATTGCCTCAAGGGAATAGTCATTGAAGACGACAGGAAAGTAATAGACATATCTTCAGAAAAGTTTTACGCATTAAAAGATTCTATTTATATACGCATGTCAGTCTTAGGGGAACCAAGCTCTTGACTCGCAACAAAAAATAAAGGTTACTCATGTTGTCAAAAGAAAAAAAAGAAAAAATTGACCATCTATTAAATGATTTGCTTGCAGTTCCGGAAAAAGGCGCACACCAAATCACCATTAAACTTATAAGGCTAATGAATGAGATAGTTAGTCGCCTCTATGAAATAGAGAACGTTCGCGCCTTAAATGAAAAACCCTCGAATCATGAAGGGTATATATCTACTAAAGATTTTATTAAAAAGCATGGCAGGCTAATTTCCTCAAGTCGCCTGTATGTTTTTTGTCAAAACCAACTCAAAAACGATTGCGTGAGGACCGTATCCGGATGGATGCTGGACGAAGCAGCGCTTTTAAAACTCCTTATAAAACACCCTCTATTTCGCGACAGAATCCTAGCTAATAGAGAAAAATATCAACACATTTTAACATAGATTATGAGCGTTTGCTTTCTTTGTGAATTAAAAAAAATACCCTATAGAAAAAGTCTTAGATGATGATTTTGTTTTAGAAAGGAAAAATGAATTTTATCCGGAAGAAGAATTCGGGGATATGGCGCACGTTTGTGAAAAATGCCACATAGAATTATTAGAATATTATTTAAATAAATAAAAATATTTTGATATATCTGAATCGTATAAACAATTTTTAGAGGATATATGGCCCATAAGAAAAAAGCGCATTCAAAAAAAGAGCATCTTGAAGAAAAGCACGACAAAAAAGCTCTCCACATGGACAAAAAGAAGCACCATAAGAAATAACATTCTAGCGGCGGTTAATGGACAAAGAAATAAAGAGGGGTTTTGAAAAGGTTAAAAAGACAGCTTCAAAACAAGAAAAATCTTTAATCAAAAAAGACATCAAGCGCGATAAGAAATGCGACTATGCCGAAAAAATGGCCAAGCGCAAAAAATGAAATTAAAGTTTAGAAAGCTCGCAAACCTGAATATGGATTGTTTTGTAAACTCTAAAATGGCGTTAACTGCCCTTTACGTTGAGTTATTATCAAGGAAACGATTTGGTAAATAATGATCCTGTTAAAAAAGTCATTATAGTAACTAAGTCGAAGGTCATTGATAAAAAAACAAACAAAGAAACCTTCTGTAAATATTCAGACGTTCCCAAAGATGATGATGGATGGGTATATGATTTGACTTATATGCCCATACCTTACGATTTAATGCACGTTAAGCTAAAAGACTCTAAAGCTATCAAGTCAGCCTGGTGGACAGAAAAGCGATGGAGAGGGCTTAGGATCGACACTCACGACACCGTTATAGCTTGGAAAAGAAATCATGACTTTGACTAAAGGCTACGTCGAGTACACTATAACAATCAAGAACGAGAATGACACCGCCATTTACAAGGACGACAGCCACGAAGGGTTGAATTTAGCGATAACCAATGACCAGCTAGCGCTAAAGGTTAATGATTGCCTTAAGAAATTCGGATGGGATATCGACTCTGAATTACCGGATATTACTATTAAGGCTCGGATGGCTTGGCTTCATTAACCTCCGCTTGCTTATATAGCTTTATCAGCGGCGCGTTAGCCTCTAAAACCGTAGCGACAACCTCTCTCACAAACTCACCCATTGAAACTTGATTGAAGCTAGCCACTAGCCTAAGGTCTCGATAATTTTCCTCGCTTAAGTTTATGGTCAAGCGCTTCCACGGTTTTCTCATATTTTATAAAGCCTATATAGGGTTGAATGACAGGAATCGGGTAAACGTCCAGTTTGAAGGTATTCGTAAATATCTTCAATATGCAATTCAGAGAGGGCTTGAGCGTCTACACCCTCATCTTGCGCCCTCTCAAGGGCGCTTTCAAAGATTTTATCATTTTCTTGGTTGCTCATATTAAAATCCTTTCTTTTGTTTTAGTTCAGAAAATTTGATAGGCACGAACCATTTATCACGCTCTATCTTCAAGCCGGCGGGTCCTCTGATAGCTTCAAGCTCGGGCAAGCTGATATATCCCCACTCATTTTCATAACCGCCGGTAGCATAGCCGAACATTATACCGGTTTCGGGATTGTATTCAGCAATATACCAAGTAAAGCTACTCCATGGTGTGAATAGCTTTAATATGATAAGCTTGTCAGCCAACGAGACGCTTTCAGTTGCATATAGAGCGGGTAGTTTATTTAAGATTTCTTTAGTTAGTAGTTTCATTTGTTATCCTTTTGTGTTTATTGTTAAAAAGGGGACTTTATCCCCTTAGTTCGTTAAGGCTGTCGTCTAGAATCATTGCCATTTTGTTACCTCTGTGTTTATCACGCTTTATTGCGTTATGCCGAACATCATAACATAACAGGAAATAAAATCAATGCATAAATATTCTTTTTCTGTTAAACGCTGAAAGTAAATGGTTAAAGAAGTTTCTATGAGTGATAAATCTGAAATAGAAGTATTAGACAAGGCAACGCTAGGAAGGCCGAAGAAACCAGTTGATTGGAAGGTATTTGAGGACCTTTGCGCTATACAATGTACGCAAGGGGAAATAGCTTCTGTATTGCATTTAGACGTTAATACTTTGCATGATAGAGCACAGGAACAATACGGTATGCTTTATGCCGATATATATAAGAAATTCTCTGAAATAGGCAAAATCTCATTAAGAAGATTGCAATATAAACACGCTCAAAAAAGCTTCGCAATGGCTATATGGCTAGGTAAACAATGGCTAGGCCAGAGGGACCATGACCAAATGATCGTAGCGCCCCCCGAATTAACACAACAGTTCAATACACTCATGGTTCAGATAGGCAAGAGTCAACAAAGCTTGCATGGTAGCTCCGAATCCCCCGCCTTGAGTATCGATAGTGTGCCCTCTCAAGAATCCTCTGACAGCCACTTATCAAGCGTAAGCGCAACTGACGCCCCTATTTTATCAAACAATCCCCTAGAGCCCTCGAACTCATATACGTAATTAGTTATCACCGATACCAATATCGTTGCCCCTACCCTACTATCATTGCATTTGCGGAGATTGTCTAATATTTTACTAGAACCTTCTTGCACTTGCTGATAAATTTCGTCGGGCAAATCTGTCATCATGATTTGTTTACTCATTCTTATTCCCTTCTTTTACCATGATTTCAGCGGCCTTTCTGTCTGACAATTCAAAACACTCGCTTGCATGTTTTAGAAACGAATCAAGCGCGCCCCTTCTTTTTTCAGGTGGGATGCAATGGTAAATAAGCCAAATAAAAGCCGATTCAACAGAGCTTAACGCTAGGTTGGGTTCTAAGTGTTCGACCACTCCCACAATCTCCGTGGCGTGATTGCGTACTATTCTTAAGGCTTGTTCTTCGTCCATGCCTTTACTCATCTTTATTAACCCGATCCTTAACAAACGCCTTGACGTGCTTAGCAAACATATCCAGCGAATCGTTTATTTTTTCCGGTATTATTGCGTCAACCAAAATAGTAATAAAAGCCAGTTCAGCGGCCGGTAGCATTATTCTAGGCGGTAAATAAATCAATGAATCTAAGATTTTCTGGGCTTCTTGTTGCACTATCTCAATATCTTTTCCTGACGATTTTTTCATTTTGTTCCTTTCTTTAAAATATTTAATACCAATAGCATGAAATAAGCAAGGTCTGCATTAGTAACGAAGGTAAATTTTTCGTGTTGAGGAAGCTGGTCATAGTAATTAACCTGAGCTTGAAGTTGGTCAACCAATTCATCTCGAGTGACTTCTTTTTGTGGTTCTTGATCTTCTTGCTCGCCGGTGTATTCGCTCAAGTTTCTTATCTCCTATTCAAGTATTTAAACCATTAACTAGGTATTCATGGATTTGTTAGCACCAAAACAGCTGAAATATGTTTTAGAGTCAATTAAAAAGATTAATTTAGCTCATGGCTCCGTCCGTTCCGGAAAAACTATGGCCAATAATTTCCGTGTCATGCAAGCGGTAAACGATTGCCCTGACTCTCAAATATGGTTTATAGGATGCACCGCGTCCTCGATCTTTTCAAACGTTATCAAACATATCATAGAAAGGCCGGCCCCTGGCGTTGCTGACCCGCTAGGCATTTTCAGGCCTTTTTGCCGTTGGCTTGAGGGTCGTCGAGAGCTAACCTTCGTTGACTCTAAGGGCAATCTCAAGCGTATAGCTACTATTGGCGCCGGCGACTCCGGTGCATTGGGCGCTATCCAGGGCAAAACTATGAGTATCTGCTATTGCGATGAGATGACGCTTTACCCCTCTGTCATTATCGACATGATAAGCACCCGTATCTCAAACCCGCACTCCATGCTATTTGCTACTATGAATCCGTCCTACCCTACCCACACACTTAAACAGTGGATTGACAAGGCTCGAGAGGGCGACCCTAACTACTATGAACTGCAATTCAAGCTTGAGGACAATCCTTTTGTCGACAATGACTATAAGAACCGGATAAAGAATAGCCTGTCCGGTGTATTCTATAAGCGCAACTACCTTGGAGAGTGGACGCTTGCAGAGGGCGCTATCTTTGATTTCTTTGACCGTACATTGCATATTGTACCGCGTCCTCCGCGGGCTGCAGACTATTGGATATTGGGAATTGACTACGGAACAAGTAACGCTTTTGCTGCTCTTCTTATTGGCGTCAATTGTGGGCGGCAGGCGCAAGAAAAGCCCTTATGGTGGGTGGAAAAGGAATACTATTGGGATTATAAGAAGAAGGGCTTTCAGAAAAGCAGTTCAGAGTTTGCAAAAGATATTAAGGAATGGATAGAGCCTTACTCTATTAAGAACATATATATTGATCCTAGCGCTGCAACCTTTCGTGTTGATTTGCAGAGATTAGGTTTGCACCCCGTGAATGCTGAAAATGACGTTAACGAGGGAATAATTAAGACTATAAGCCTTCTTAAAGGCGGGGAATTATTTATTTGTTCCGAATGCGTCAATCTTATAAAAGAGATAGAAACTTATGTTTGGCACCCTAAATGCCTAGAAAGAGGCGAGGACGAGCCCTTGAAGATGAACGACCACGCCGTTGACGCTTTAAGGTATGCGGTTAACACCCACAAGCCACAAAGGTTTGACCATGTTGACGGGCGCACCTTGGGATATAAGGATGATGGCCGTAAATGGCAACCTGGGGCGGATTATGGGTTTAGGTGAAGTATATGGGTTGTGACATTCATTTGATCATTGAAGTAAAGAATAATGAAGGCAAATGGAAGAGTTTAGAGATCTCTCAAGATTTAATGCCAGATGATAGGGATTATAGGCTTTTCTCTTTTCTTTGTGATGTAAGAAGCTATGATTCTTGGGAATTAGCTGGCCGGATTGCTTGGAGGGGAATTCCTAAGGATTGCTCTAGTAAAGCGTATTTCTCTGACCTTGATATTCATTCTTGTACTTATGCTCATCTAGATGAAGTTTTAGAACTGCCTTGGAAAGATGCGCTCCTAGGCGAGTCCTATTTCTTTATATTTTTTAAATATATACTTCCTAGGCTCATGAAAGGGAGGCTTTACCTTAGCTATGAAGAAAAGAGAAATATAAGAGTAATTATAGGGTTTGATAACTAATGCCAGACATTAAAATAAGAAAGCCTAAATCTGATGATCAAGAGAAAGCTGAAAAAGCCTATAGTCTTATACACGAGCTTGTACA